CACACTCTCAAACCATTTGAACAATAACCCTACCGATTAAAGGGTATAAGGAAAAACTAATGAATATGTTGGGGATCATAAGGGGTACCCCTTTTTGAGCGGAGCGTTTTTATTATATATCCTATCCACCTACCGGGGGGGTATTTTAACCATTCAAAAACCCTATAATAATAGAGTTTGCTTAACTGGAAACTTCTAAGTACCTGAATTTAAAGAGAAAAACCTAAAATCAGTTATGTAGCATAGGGATTTGATTTGTTGTTCTAAGGATTACCAAAGACTTAAGGTTAACCTAAGTGTTTAAACTACGTATCCCCTTTAGAGGGGGATACTAGTTTAAACATAAATATAGAGTTTACTTCGTAAACTTTATATTTAAGATTGGAACGAAGTTCCAATCTATATTATAGTGTTTAAATATGAATAATAAAGAATCTAGGCGCAAGCGTTTGGATAAGAAAAACATGGACAAGGATCGGCAGCGTAGACTTAAGCGACCAAAGCCATACAAAAGGGTAAAGAATGTCGATATCTAACTATACAGAATTTTATGGCAGGTAGAAGAGAATATAAGACCGCATGGGCTAGGGCTAACCGTGAGAAGATTAATGCCCGTAGAAGGGAGAGGTATGCCAATGATCCAGAATACAAGGCTATGCGTATAAGACAGGTAGACCCTGAAGTCACCAAGAGATGTGCTGCTGCTTGGAGCAAGAATAATCCGGGTCGGCGTAGGGCAACCGCTGCCAAACGTCGTGCTGCAAAGTTGGAGCGAACACCAGAATGGAATGATGATTTGGTCATGCGTATGATCTACGAAGATTGCCCTGAAGGACACCACGTTGATCACATTGTACCACTACAGGGTGAAACGGTTTCTGGTCTACACGTACACTATAATCTTCAGTACCTAACGGCAGAAGAAAACATAAGGAAGTCTAACAAATGGCGATAACCAACTACACAGAATTGAAGGTTGCAGTCCAGAATTGGATGGACCGGGATGATCTGACTGCACGTATACCTGAGTTTATCGCTTTGGCTGAAGCCCGGTATAACAGGTTGCTGCGTATCCGGGCTATGGAAAGCAAGCAGACGGCCAACACGGTAGCGGGTCAACGATCACTTGCCCTACCTTCCAGATTCTTGCAGATGCGTAATCTACAGATGAACACTGATCCGGTTACTCCTATGCAGTATGTGACTCCTGAGATATATGATAGGTTATACGGGGGTGGTAGTGGATCAGGAACTCCTAACTTCTATACTATTATTGCAAATGAGTTACAACTAGGACCACAGCCCTCTAGCGTACAAGAGATAGAGATGCTATTTTATGAGAAGTTTGAGTCTTTATCGGATACCGTCACTACGAATTGGATGATTACCAATGCCCCGGACGTTTACTTGTACGGCTCTCTGTTAGAGGCTGAACCATTCATTATGAACGACGGCAGAACTGCTCTATGGCAGAATCAGTTTGAAATGGCTATCAATGCTATACAGGATGCCGACGAACGTGACAGGCACTCTGGTAGCGCTTTGAGGGTAACCACGGCAACAGGTACTCCATGACAGCCCCTATAACGTGGGCTGAGGCTAGTTCACCTATCTATTGGTCTAACATAGGTATTAACTGGAATACTCCCGCTAAAACAGAATCAGAAACATTTGGAATAGATACCAGTTATATATTGGACACAGATCATACACTGGCAGGCTATGCTGTTATTAGCATTACAATGGGTTATCAAAGCGGTAATTCATTTTTATGGAATCCAGTAGCAGACCCTAACGATAACTGGACACCAGTATTAGACCCTACATCTATCTGGACAGAGCAAGCAGACCCATCATCGGTATGGACTAAAAGTGATTACCCAGACTAATAAATTTAAAGCCGATGGAGGCTTACGAATGAATCATAATACAGATATGAATCTTGCAATTAAAAATATATGGACTATTAATTGTTATGATTCTAATGGAAATTTAAAATGGGGTGAGACTAAAAAAAATCTAGTCACTACTGAAGGTCTTGATCATATTTTATCTACCACTTTTAAAGGTGGCACACAGATTACTGCATGGTATGTAGGATTAAAAAATGCAGGTTCTGTATCGGCAGGTGACACTATGTCATCTCACGCAGGTTGGACTGAAGACGTTAATTACAGTCAAAGCGTAAGACAAACTCTTACACTAGGCGCAGTCGCAAGCGCAAGCGTTGACAACACAGCAAACAAAGCAATATATTCTATAAATGCAACCTCTACTATTGCGGGAGCGTTTATTACTAGCAACAATACTAAATCTGGTACATCAGGCACACTGTATGGTGTAGTTGACTTTTCATCTGCACGATCAGTAATATCAGGTGATACGCTTGAGGTTACCGTAACTTTAACGGCGGCAAGTACATAATGGCATTAGAAACAGCAAGTTGGGTAACACAATTAGTAGATACAAATCCTGTAGACGGCGATCCTGTAGGTGAAGGTGACGATCATTTAAGAATGGTAAAGACTGTTCTTAAGAATAGTTTTCCATCTACTTCTACTACGGCTATTGTTCCTAATATGTCAGGACAATCAGGAAAATATTTAACAACAGATGGCACTGATTCTTCTTGGGGAACCGTATCTGCGGCAAGTCCGGGTTTTGCAGTCGCTATGGCTATTGCTTTATAGGAGCGCATAATGGCACAAGATTTTGAAAGAGCGGGGGCAACAGCAGTAGGTACAGGAGAAACAACGCTTATTACAAGCGACTCTGATGACGCTGTTATAGGAATTAGAATAACTAACATTCTTACATCTGTTGTAACTTGCGACTGTTACATTGATAAAACAGGGTCTGGTACTGATTACCATATCTGTAAGAACTTAACAATTCCACCAAAGTCTTCTGTAGAACTAATACAGGGCGGTGCAAAAATTATAATGCAGAATACAGATGTTCTCCATATAAAATCTAATACAGCATCTTCATTAGATGTTTGGGTTTCGTATGTAGATAGTATTTCCACTTAGGAGGATTTATGACTGAAGTAGTAAACGGAACTCAATATATAGGTCAAGAAGCAGCAAAAGATGGATTCTTTACGCATCAAGAAACTATTGAGGGAGATCATACCATCGAATCAGCAGTTCTTGCGGGGCCTGTAACTATGACAGGTACAGTTATTGTTACTGGTACATTGGTGGTTGTATGAGCAAAATGCAGGTATGTGAGATTGAGCCAGTATACGGTGAGACAGATTTAACATTAGGGATATCAGGAGGCAAAGTTCTGTTGGCTGATGGTGCCGTCCCAGTTGGATGGTCTGATCTAGAGTATACCGGGGCTTATTCTATTGCTTGCTCTTTGCCAGATGGTGACCTTCAAGCAAACACTGGTTTTATGCCTATAGCGGAAGCAAATGGGACAAGTTCTTACGGTGCGAATTATGTTGTAAGCCAACCTCCGATTGGAATTGAAATTGTTGATAACGGAAGACCTGAATTTAGTACTATAAAGATTTCAAAATCTGGAGTGTATTTAATTTATACTGCGGTATCTGCAAGAACGAATGGATCAAGCACTCCTGTAGAAAAAATTTGGTCGAACGCTTATGTGAACGGTATAGACGTAAGGTCGCAAAACACCATTTACGCCCCTTCCAACTTTGCCTTGAGAACGGACTCCAACAATACAACTCACATTTATCATGCCACAGGTAATGATACTTGGGCAGGCTTATTGAATGAAGGAGATGAGGTTCAGTTCTTTTATTATGCTAAAGCAAAAACAGGGCTTATAAGGATTACTGGTTTGGTAGGTTCAATTATTTATGTGGGGAATTCCGAATAATGGATTACTACAGAGGATTAAAAAAATTAGGTTTTATAGAAAGGTATGATACTGACTCAGATAGTTTTGACTACTATACATTAAATGGAACTCTTTACTGGTCATCATCACAACCACAACCATCGGATGCTGAGATACAAGCAGCAGTTGATCAAGCACTGGCTGATGAGCAAGCAAAGGTTGAACTACGACAATCTATGATCACCAAACTAGCGACCACATTGACTCCAGAAGAGACAGCATTACTGGAAGAACTTCTATGACATCACAACTTAGAGTAGATCGTATCTCTCCTGCGACTGGCAGTGAGGTCACTATTGATGGGTTCAGCGTTGAATCCGGTCTTGCATCAGTGCAAACTTTTACTTCAAGCGGAACTTGGACGAAGCCGTCTGGGATTCGACTTGCCATGGTGGAGGTTA